GGGACATCCCCTTGAGGTCAGCGTTGATGTTCAGGTTCTGAGACTTGTGGACGGTCAAGCCAGCGAGTGAGTTCAGCTCTTTGATGGCGCTCACCGCCGCGTTGTAACTTCCGTTCTCCACTGCCATCTCGCTAATCTCCCACAGCAACTTGCCAGTCTTCTGCGGCGTGATCGCATACTTCTCTCGCAACTCTTCCTGCGCTATTCGTATCGCCTTGGTCACCTTCGGTGCGTCGCGCCCGTTCAACATCTTCGATGCGGCGTTGGCGGGATAGGCGAAGCCTGCTCTTCGAGCGGCCTCTGTTTGTCCGCACGCACCCTCGGTGTAGTGCCATACGAATGCCGTCTGCATTTCTGTCAGTCCCATCTCCTCATCCGCCTCGAATTGGATGGGTGCTCTGGCAAGCTTGGGCTTCTCTTTCTTGGGTCGTCCTTTCTTTGTGTCGGTCATGCGCTCACCTCATCAGTGTACAGTGTCAGGGTACAGCACCTTAAACACCTATGTATTCTATTCATATAAACTCTCTACTATCTCACCTTTATATTATATATACTTTATAATCTTACTTTACTATACCCTACCCTACCCTTAGTATTAAAGTAGATATATCAAAGACTTGCTGATCCTCTTGACAGGTAACAGTGTATAGCTATCTCTACCGCCATCACCCTTTAATTTACCGTGTCCTTTTATATGCACCTTGCACATCAACACGCACTCGCCGCACTCTACCCTTAGAAGCTCCCCTCCTTGTCATCATCCTTGTCGTCACCCCACTTGGGGACAGCGTTATAGGCACTTTCGGGATCTTCAATCTTGGTGTAGTCGAGGTCGTAGATCTTCTTACCGTTGCTTCGCCGTGGTTCAATGCCCCTATCGTGAAGTATGCGTGCGGCGTCTTTGAAGTCTGCCATGCGTGGGTTGTTGATACCAAGGTCACGCAGTAGCTGAGTCATCTGCACTGGTTCAGTGGTGATGCTATCGAAGTCAACGTGCTGAAGGATAAGGTCTTCGACCGAGGATTGCGTGCGGTAATATTCATTGGACTCTTGAAGCCTCGCTCGTTCCTCGCTCGTGAGAAACCAAGATCGAGCATTGGGATTGTAGAGGGTTTCCTTGACCTCAGCCCACACCTGTTGCATGTCCACGCTGTGGTTATAGTCTATGGCAATCACGGGTACGACCCAGAACCTACGGTTTCCTGTCGTGTCCACCAAGAACTCCCGACCGTTGACGCTCGCATAGAACGCCGTTCGCCGCTGATAGCTAGTGAACGCACGGTCATAAGGCAACCGCAACTCATCCGTTTTCTTAGTCACGAAAGCTTTTAGCTGATCAATGTCACTCTTCTTAAAGGTGGACTCAATCTCGCCAAGCTCAACAATCCAATGGCTCACCGCCTGCTTCACACTGTCCTTGTCACTGGGGTTCAACGTCGCACCCTCCAGCAACCAGTCAGTTGATCTTGGTGCCAAGTGCTTAAACCACAACGTCTTGCCCAAGCCTTGCGCCCCCTGAAAAACTAAGATACCTTCGAGCTCAACACCCTCATGTTCATAAGCGGCGGCAACGCAACCCGTCATCCACTTCTTCATGAGCAACTCTTTCAGATCCTCATCTGTCGATGTGATCGTGGCCATGAACTGTGGTAGCCTCGTGATTCCATCCCACGGCTGACTGTCAACCCACTCTTTCACAGGGTTATACTCACGCGCCAAAAGCTTGAGATAGTCGCGCACCTTTTGGTGGGGTATGCCTCGCTGAATGCAACGATCCTCAATCTCAATGAGCGCACTCTCGTCTTTCATATCCGCGATAAATTTTGCATGGGGGACTGTAATCTCCATGCGCTTCTTGATCACGTTATACACAACAGCTATCTGCTCAACCGTCAGCACGCCACGCACGTTCTCTTTTGTGTTCAGAAACCTGCCGTTGCCGTTCACCTGAAACTCGAAGTCAACAGGCACGTTAACGTTCTGCAAGACTGGCGCCTCATCCTCACCAGCCAATATAATTTCCTGCTTCGCGTCGTTGTAATCGCCCTTGGCAGTAGGCATCAACACCTCGCACTGTCCGCCCCCACCCTGAATAACTTGCGCGGCCTTTATGGCCTGCGTTTCACCCGTCTTAGAATCGTCGAAGTCCGCGATGATGACATGCTTGGCTTCAGCGAAGTGCTGGAAGATAGTCTCGCACACTGGTATCAAATTATAGGCGTCGAAGGCAACCACAACAGGCTGACGAGTGTCCTCGTAGTAACTGGCCGCCGTTGCATAGCCTTCGGCGTAGTTTATTGTGTGCGCCTTGGCTAAATCGTCTTGTCCAAGGATAAAAAACGAACCAGCCTTCTTTGAGCCCGTCAAAAACTTCTTCTGGCCGTCCTCGCTAATGAATTGCAAGCCCACAACGCTCAAAGAAGCGTCCAGCAGGGGTATAACGACCGTATTTTTGTCCTCAAAGAGCCTGAGACCGTGATTTTTGACCCCTTTCTTCGTTAAGTAGGGGTGATTATAGAATTCTGTGCACTTTTCCCACATATTTCGTGCTCTAACAGCCGCACGGTTGTGCTTAATCTCTTTTTCGATCTTCGCCTCCTCTTGCAGGCGCTTAATTTCTTCTTTTTGCTCCTCTGTCAGCTTATATTTCTTGCTGTTGTGAGGTTTCCACGTTGCCATCGGCGTGTTTGCATCGTGGCGATAATCGCCGCACCTTCCAAAGGGTACAGTCTGATCAAGCCAGCACTGATACCAACCTACAAGCTTTTGCTTGCCGTCAACGTCCATGTACGCTCGGCCAACTGAGCCGTCAATGATTAATCCTTTTTTGGAATCGGGTGTGAGGCCGTTGCCAAGCAAAAATTGCTCGAATTCGTGTCTGGCTTCACCTGTTAGTGGTCGGGTTCGGTCTTTGCTCTTTGACGCAGTGACGGTTAGTCCCATGAAATTATTCCTTGCGAGGTTGATAGAGATGTGTATAATAGTGCAAACATTTATAAACGACAAGAGGTATTTTTATTATGGCATTAACAGCAAGCTCCTCAGAAGGCACTTACGAAGTTGTACCAGAAGGTACGCATCGTGCAGTGTGTTATAAAATTGTGGACACTGGTACAAGAGAAGAACAGTATAAAGAGGAAGATCCTAAAAAGCGACACTCGATCTTCATCTACTGGGAACTGACTGAACTTCCGATGGACGATGGCCGCCCCTTCTCTATCAACAAGCAGTACACACTATCACTAAACGAGAACAGCAACCTGCACAAGGATTTAAAAACTTGGCGCGGCAAGTCGTTCACTGCCGAAGAATTAAAAGGCTTTGATCTTACGAATATTTTAGGCGTGAGCTGTGATATCGAAGTCACTCACAACGCGAACGGTCGTGCAGTGGTCACCTCAATCTTTAAGCCAGACGGCGGTGCCAAGAAATCTACCACTAAGAATGAGCAAGAAGTTTTTGATCTCGATGATTACGTCAAAGAATTTTCTGGTCAAAGCTGTGATGCATCGAAAAGGATGTGCGATATCTTTGAAGGTCTGCCACCTTTCATGCACGATATGATCGTTGGCTCGTTTGAGTACAAGGCCGCCGAAAGAAAAGGTTTAGCAACACAGACAGCGCCTGTCACCGACCCAAATGCAGGCTTGGCTGGGGTAGCTAATAAAAAAGAAGTGGTTGATGACTTCGATGACGACATTCCATTTTAGGGGTTGCCATGAGAGTTAAAAAAGAAGACCTAGTCAATCAACCTCAGCACTATGCACTTGATAATATCGAGTGCATTGATGCGATGGTTGAAGTGTTCGGAGAACAGGCAGTCAAGAAATATGCAGAGATTGCCGCGTTCAAATATGTCTGGCGCATGAATCGCAAGAACCAGCTCAGCTCGCAAGATAAGAAAAAAGCTATCTGGTACTTGCGCTATTCGATGGGGGATGATCCGAGAGAATGAAATATCTCTCAATCTGCTCTGGCATAGAATCTGCTAGCGTTGCTTGGGATGGGCTAGGCTTCGAGTGTTTGGGTGTTTCAGAAATAGATAATTTTAGAACAGCCGTTCTTGATTA